GGTCATATCAGAATCGAGTGTGCAGATGGCCAGCGCAGCAGGCGTGAACGTTGCCCGATTCACGAGCGACCGCTGCTCTGCGGGAACGTCTTCTTTCTTTTCCTTGGCCTCCTGATCAGCCGTTGGGGGGTGCGCAGCGATCAGCGCGTCCCGCTCCTCTTCGGTCAGTCCACGAAACGTTATGGTGACCGAATTCTTGGCGTACCTGGCCTGGGCTTGTTTCAACTTCTGCTCAGCTCGCTTGATCGCATCCTGGTCGCCCTTGGCGGTGATCTGCGCCAACTGATAGGTCCGTTCAGCAGCGTCAAGATCAGAACGGGCAAGCTCGCCGGCTTCACCCAGCGGGAACGTCAGAGAGGTTGAGTGTGCGCGCTTGCGTGCGAGTTGTTCGCGGAGGCTGGTCACCGATGCTCCTCGGATGCGGTGGGATGCTGGCCTCCGACTGGCTGGCATCCCAGGCAGCCAGCCGGAGGGCTCGAAGAATGGGCCGAATGACCCTTGCCAGGTAGATAAACGTGGCGCATGATGAAGACGCTGAAGGGGGGATGGAAATGGTTATCGACATCCTGATCGGCATGCTGCTGATCGTCTGCTTAGACGCCACTCGCCAGTGGCTGCGCAGCGAAGCCGTGTTCTAAAGTCGCGCGAATACTCGCTCGATCGCCGATTGCACCGCCGCGACAACCTGCCGTTCCTTGGCCCGCACGGCGCGCATGAAAAACGGCCTGGTTGGCTGCATAGTCCACGCCGGTCCACCGAACACCGGATGGCGGTTGAACGCGCCACGGTTCCCGAACTCCAGCGGTCTCGCATGCGGGGCCGCCCCAGCATCGACACGTATCGTCACCCCGGCGCTGCGTGCGCCGAATCCGACTCGGAGCTTCGTGGCCGCCGGGATGCGTGACGACCACGAAGCGTTCGACCGGATGTCCCGGACCAGCGAGTCGCCGGACTTGCGGATCTCCCGCCGCAGCGCCGGCCGCAGATCCCGCGGCACGTGCTGCAACTGATCGGCGAACGCCTTGATCTCGGCGCCGTTGATGCGGATCAACTAGCCGACCTTCGCGAACGGCGTGGCCGCATTCCAAGAGCAAGACCCCTGAACCGGGCCGTCCACACTCTGCGAGAGAGAGAAGTCGAGGAACGCGGTGCCGAACCAGTACTGACCCGGGCTGCTCACCCGGTCCGGGTAGAAGTAGACCTTCCGTGCCACGCCGTCGACGGCGGCCGTGTAGGTCTGCACGGTCGCGTCGTCATACCAGAAGTCGAACGATCCGCTCGAGTCTGGTAGTCCGGCGACGTACACCTTGGCGGTATCGCCGAAGGCGGTGACGTCGGTCTTGTCCGTTGCGGCGTTCAGCGAGTTAGACCTGACGAATGCGATGGGCTCCGCCGTGCCGCCGCTTGTCAGGTTCGCGTAGACCGCACCATTTCTTCCGTGCCGCCTGGCCATGTGATTCTCCTAAATAGTGACGGGCTGACGGTCGAACAACCGCAGCAGTTTCTTGGCGTGTGCAGTGAATGTCCGGTCGGCTATCGCCGCGCGGGCTTGTCGTGCCGCTTCTTCTCGAAGGTCGTCGTGACGCAGCCACCAGCGCAGCTTCTCCGATGCGTCCTCGGCGCCGACGAACGAGGGAAGCATGTGCAGCACTTCGTCGCTTTCCGGTCGCGGGTCGCGCAGGAAGAACAGCCCGGTAGCGGCCATCTCCACTTCGCGAGGCCCCATCGAAACGCCCCAGATCAAATGGTCGGCGTCGGCCTCGCGGCGATACAGGTTCAACCCGATCTTGCTTGAGCGGTACAGGTCGACGGTCTCGGTGTTGTCCATGCAGTAGTCGATCTGGTGGATGACGTACTGCCGGATCGGCGAGTCCTCGGTGAGCTGCTGCCAGTTCCCACCAAGCTTCACGCTGAGACTTCCGAGGTCCATTGCCTCGAAGAACTCCACCCGGGACGGAAAGCCGGTGCCGACGAACGAGAAGTCGCAGACCAGATCCGGATCTGCTGGCCCGGGATGGTGGAGGCTCGGACGGTAGGCGTGGGGTGCCCACACGGTTTGGGCGACCGCCTCGAACCGTTCGATGTTGGTCGGGTCGTTGAGTAGGTTCAGATCCGCGTGGGCGGCGATGCTGAGCTGCCGTTCGTCTTCGTAGGGTGATTCGGTGTGCAGTAGAACGATGCGGGTGCCGTAGTTGCGGGCCTGGTCGAGTAGCCGTGGGTCGGTGAAGAACGCCGATACGGCCAGCATCACGTCAGGCCGGGTCTTGTATAGCGTGGCGGCGAGCCGGTCGGCGGCGAACTGCTTGACTTGGTCCGCATCCAGCACTCTCTGGAGCCCGGCCCCGTCACCCTTGTCGATGTGAACACCTTCGTAGAAGTTGAGCACGTCTCCGAGCGGATATTCGATGACGGTCTCGCTGAGCTCGCGCAGCGCCTCGACCCACCCGTTGTGTACATCCGCAACTGAAAACGATGGGCCAGGATGGACGACCAGCCAGCGCATCAGCCCACCTCGACAACGATGTCGGTGGCCAGATATTCGACGCCGGCGAACACGGTGATCCGCTCATCCTCAACGAGCGTGGCGTGCGCGTAGTCGACGATCCCGCCCAGTGTCGGGTCGGCGTCGATGGCGGCCTTGATGGACTTGGCCCCGGTGCTCGCCAGGTACTCGTCGATGGTCTCCTGCGCGGTCTTCTGCTCGGCCCACGGCATGAGCACTGTGACCGCGAACGTGGTGTCGTCCTCGCCGTCCATGGACACGCCGAACACGGTCTGGCGGCGCTTGACGTATGCGTGCGGCGGGTTGGGGACCGTCGGCACGGTCGGGCTGTGCCGCAGGCCGGCGATCGTGGCGAGCCGATCGTCGATGCCCTCGCGGATCTCCTGCACCGTGGCCATCTATGCCACCAACACCGGGTAGCGCTGATATGGCATCAGCATCCTGGCGACCTTCGGGTTCTCCCGAATCCGCACAGCACCGAACTCGCTCCACCCGGCAATACCAAACGGGGCATCCTTGAGCTTGAACAACTCGGCAGACAGCATCAGGCAGGCTTCCTTGACCGCCGACGGTGCCGCGGTGGGCCAGCCGAACGTGCCGACGATCTGCACCCGGTTCATCCGCTGCTGCGAGTAGGCATACGGCACCGGGAACGTCTGAGTACCGACGGCGCGGACCTCGGTGTACGGCCGCGCCTCCGGGCCGACGGCCGCGTTCACCGGCCACAACTGGTAGTCCGTCGCCGCCCAGGTCGTCTCGAACACGCCGTCGCCGGAGGCGTCGGTTTTCAGGCTGGTAACCGTAACGACGTCGCCGACCCACACGTCAGTGTCGGCCGGGCGCAAGCAGTACCGGTCGGTGGCGACGAACGTGGCCGTGGTGGAACCGGTGACGTAGAACACCCGCTGGCAATGCTGGTCAATCGCCCGCGACGCCGAGTCCAGCGCCGAGTCCACCAGGGTGTCCTCGAAGTTGTCGCCGATGCCGAACCGGGCCTTGAGTTCCTCGGCGGTGGCGTACAGGTTCGGCACGATCGATCCCCTTACCTGGCTGCCCAGCCGTCGTGGTGGATGGCGGTCGGTTCGCCGCCGATGAAGTGCCCGCGCAGCCCGGCGACCAGCCAGTCCTGGACCAGCTGGGCGTCGGCGGCGTTCTTTGCGTAATCCGGTCTCCACGTGGCCGTCCGCAGCGCCGCCACCCGGCACATGATCCCGTCCGAGTCGAGGTGACCATGCGCAAATGTGGCGTCGCCGATGATGAACAGATCATCGCCGCCTATCCGGAACTGCACCGGGGAGATCGTGAAATCGGCACCCGTCTCGACCATCGCGGCCACATGACGTTCCACGTGGTCCGGCAGCAGTTCGTCGTCGTCGCCGAGGAACCCGACGTACTCGCCGAGCGCCAACACCGACCCGATCTGCCACGGGTAAGCACCGGTGCTGCGTTCGCGGCCGTCCCGCCACGACTCGTTGATCTCAACGAACCGGACGCCGGGCAGCCCGGCCACCTTCTCGGCCAAGCCAGGATTGCGGTCCGACACGACCACGTGCTCGACATCCGGCCACGTCTGCGCCCGCACCGACGGAATGCACCGGTCCAGCAGCAGATGTTCGCGTCCGGGAATGGTAGGGGTGACGATCGACGCGAGCGTCATGCCGCGACCTCCAGCGTCTCAGCGGCCACCATCCGCTTGACGATCTCGGTGAAGAACACCGACGGCTCCCACCCGAGTATTCGTCCAGCCTTGGCCGGGTCGCCGCACAGATGCTCCACATCGGCCGGGCGGAACAGGTCAGGGTCGACCTGCACGTGGTCCCGCCAATCCAATCCGGCCTCGGCGAACGCCGCCTCACACAACTCGGCCACCGAGTGGGATTCGCCAGTGGCGAGCACGTAGTCGCCGGGCTGTTCTTGCTCGGCGATCAGCGCCCAGGCCCGCATAAAGTCCGGTATCCAGCCCCAATCGCGCCGCGCGGCCAGGTTCCCCAACCGCAGGTTGGCTTGTTCGCCGCGGGCGATGCGCGCCACCGCCGCGGTCACCTTGCGAGTCACAAACTCCTCACCGCGACGCGGCGATTCAGCATTGAACATGACAGCTGTCGAGGCGTGCATGCCGTACGAATCGCGGTAGTTCACGGTCGTGTGGTGGGCGAACAGTTTCGCCACCCCGTACGGGCTACGAGGATGGAACGGCGTCGACTCCGACTGTGGCGCCGGGGAGCTGCCGAACATCTCCGACGTGGACGCCTGCACGAACCGGGTGTCGGGGTTGACTGCGCGGATCGCGTCGGGCAGCCGCAGGCAGCCCAGCCCGGTCACCTCGGTCATCAATGTGGGCTGCTGCCACGACATGCCCACGTAGGTCAACGCGCCCAGGTTGAACACCACATCTGGTTCTGCGGTGACGAGCGCGCGTTGCAGCGACGACTGATCCAGCAGGTCGCCCTCGATCAGGGTGATCTCGGGCACCAGCGACTCGATCCATGCTCGTTTCGGG